GAGACGAAGCAATTCTCCTTTCCGCTATTGATGCCGCTATTCAAGAGGCAAAGGGCTATCTGGCTCATTACGACCGAAAGGCAATCTTTGGGGCAGAGGGTAAGGAGCGTAATGCCCTCTTACTGCTTTGGGTCAAGGATATTGCCATCTGGCACTTCTGCAACCTCTCCAATGCAGGCAGTGACTTAGAGCTTAGGTACTCTCGATATACACGAGCCATTGACTGGCTAAAGGGGGTGCAGGCTAATAAAATAGTGCCTGACCTCCCCATCATTGACGAGGATGGGGATGGTGTAAGCGACCAGCCAGGAGAGTATATCTGTGGCTCTAACCCCAAGCGTAAGCAACACTTCTAAAACAATAGGAAATGGAACCAGTAGAGATAGATATACTTCTGAATAGTAATGTTGCAGAGGAGGGAGCAAAGGCAACTTCAGCTATCGAGGAGATGGCACAGGCATCATTGGTGGCTCGTGAGGAGACCAAGGGGGCGCTTGATCGACAGAGGGAGTACCTCTCAAAGCTCCGTGCGGAGTATCAGGAGGTGCAGAAGCAGCTCTCTAAAATGGAATTTCCCACCAAGGAGAAGAAAAAGCTACAGAGTGCTTCCAATGCCCTTGCTCGTGAGCTATCAGGTGAGGAGCAAGCATTGAGGCAACTGGAAGCAGAGTGGACGAAGATGAATAAAGGCTACTCAGATGTACAGCTCCGTATGCGACAGACTCGCGAGCAGATGAAGCTCCTAGCAGCGGCGGGGAGGGAAAATAGCACAGAGTATCGTCAGCTAGCTATAGAGCTGGAGGAACTGGCGAAAGCCAATGCCCTCATCACTCGTACTCAAGCCGAGATGGCAAAAGGTAGTCAGGTATGGAAAGGTCTTGGTGATGCTGTGAGTGCTTTTAGTGGTGCGGCGAGTGCTGCAGTAGGTGTTTGGGCATTGCTTGGTGGAAGTCAGGAGGAGCAAGCCAAGATACAGACGAAACTACAGAGCCTAATGGCAATCACGATAGGACTTCAGCAAGTGCAGAATGTCCTCACGGAGACTTCTACTTTTCGTATTCAAACCGTCACTAAGGCAAAAGCCCTCTGGAGCAGTGCCAATGTAAGACTAGCTACTACGCTGGGGATCTCTAATGTAGCAGCTAAAGCCCTGATGGCTACCCTTACTCTGGGATTATCGGTGGCTATCGGTGCGGTCATTTCGCTGTACGATAAGTGGAGTAGTAAGCAAAAGAAGGTGCGTGAGGAGCAGGTGGCTTTCAATAATTCGGTCGCTTCAAAGGTCGATACTACAATTGCCAAGTACGAGGCACTTCGTCAGCAGTTTGTGGCTCTCAATGGAGATAGCCAAAAGCAGGAGCAATTCGTAAGAGAGAATGCTAAAGCCTTTGAGGAGCTGGGGGTCAAGGTTTCCAATGCTCACGATGCCGAAAATATCCTTGTCAATAATACCGAGGCTTTCACTAAGAGTATTATGCTACGAGCTAAGGCGGCCGCATCTATGGAACTGGCTAGCGAGCAATATAAGCTGGGTATTCAGAAGATGCTGGAGGCAGAGTCTAGAGCTACAAACCCCACCTTTTGGGATCGTGCTGGTGCTTGGTGGAGTAATCTTGGTATGGCTCAAGCAGGTCGAGGCTGGGGCAAAGCGACTGGAGAGTCTTTTGCCAAAGACGCTTCAGATGCAATTGAAAAGGATGGTAAGAACTTTTTTGATGCTGGTGACAAACTTATTGCTAAGAAGCTAGAGTTTGACGAAGAGTGGAAAGCTATCTGGGAAGACTTGAATATTGTACCAAATAACACCACCAAAAACGCTTTCAACGCTCAATCCAATGCCCTTCAAAAGGCATCAGAACGATTAGCGAAGCTCTCTAGTGACCTGGCTCTTGAAGCGACGGAGATTGAGCTTGCTGCGATGCGTGAAGGTAGAGCCAAGAAGCTCCGTGAGATAGAGGAAGAGTACAAAGCCAAGAAGGCTCTCATTGAGAAGCGACAAAAGGAGCTGGATGAGCTAGAGGCACAGGGTATAAATGTCTCGAGCGTGCGAGGGCAGCTTAACAAGTTGGAGGAGGGAGTAGATGACAAACACGATAAGGATATACTAGTGGTCAATACTACTTATGACAGAGTGCTTACTGAGCTAGATCAGGAGGTGAGAGAGCGTACAGCTTCAGCCCTCAATCGTAGGCTGAGTGACCTGGATAAGTATTACGAGGATGTGCTAGCGAAAGCAGCGGAGGCAACCAAGGATGAGGCTCAGCTAGAAGATGTGAAGACCAGAATACTGGAGCAAAAAAGCAAGGAGCGTACCCTCATTCTGCGTGAGAGTGAGCTCCAAAGGTTGGACTCCGAAGAGCGAATCGCCCTACGGCAGGCTCAGATGAGTACCAAGAGATGGGCATTGCAGAGTGAGAGGGAGGAGAACCTCCTGAAAGTACAACTGGAGTACTCACAGAAGCGACTCAAAAAACTGGAGGAGATTGAAGCTGCAGGTGGCGATGCAGGTGAGGCTATCGATGAGGCTCGCCAAGAGATAGAGGAACTGACCAAGGAACTTGAGGAGATACCCGCTAAGAAAATATTGGAGATTGGTGCTGGACTTAAAAACATCTTCAGCCAACTCTCAGGTATCGCTGGAGAGGTGGGTGGAATGTTTGGCGAACTATCCAAAGGGGTGGATAATATTATGGTCGCTTTCAATCAGTCTGCCTCTACAATGGATCGTATCAGTGGTGCAGTAGGTGGGCTGATGCAGCTCTACAATATAGCGGCTGAGACAGCAGAGCAAAACCAACAGGCGATGGAGGCTTGGAAGCAAGCCAATGAGAGTGCCCTGCAGGTGGCTCGCATGCAACGCATTGAGAGCCTTGGCTACAAAGAGGGCAACCTCTGGGGCGTGGAAAACCCGTATGCAAGAGCCATAGCTGGGGCGAAGCAGTATGCCCAGAGCATGAAGGAGCTGAATAACTTCGCTAAAGTACTCGGTCATGGTAGTGTACAGGTCGGCACTAAGAAAGTCGTCAGCGGAAAGAATGTAGCTGGAGGTGCAGCAGGAGGAGCTGCTGCAGGTGCTGCCATTGGTTCGATTATCCCAGGTCTTGGAACTGCGATAGGTGCTGGTATCGGTGCTTTTCTTGGGGGCATCTTTGGAGCTACTAAGAAGAAGGTGGTACCTGTATTTGATACTCTTGCCAAGAAGTATGGGCAGATCTTTGATAAGAATACCTTTGAGCTCAATCCTAAGATACTCCAAGACTATGATAAGCTGACCGACTCCACCAAGAAGCTAGTGGACAATTGGGAGCAGGTCAAGACGAAAGCCAAGGAAGCTCAGAAGGAGATGGAGGAGAACTTCCGTAGCCTCACGGGTGATATTGGGAAGCAGTTATCGGATGCCCTCGTCAAGGGATTTCAAAACGATAACCTCTACACGGCGATGGATGAATTTGACCAAAAAGTGTCTGAGATGATCTACAACATTATGCAGCAGATGATTTTTGCTCAGTACTTCCAGAAGTACTTTGATGAGTTGGAGGAGCGGATGAAGATGAGCTTTGATGCTGGTGGAGATGGGACGATTGTCGATGATATTATCTGGTTTTCAAAAGTCTATCGGCAGAGCGTAGGTGCTTACACCGAGGAGATGAAAAAAGCCCAAGAGGAGCTAAAGAAGCAGGGGTTTGAAAATCCCTTTGATGCTGTTGGACGCAAAGCTGTAGCCAAGGGGATTGCACGAGCAGATCAGGACTCCATCGATGACCTCAATGGTCGAATGACGGTGGTGGTGGATCGTCTAAATCTCCTTGTCTCCTACCGCAAAGGTGTAGAAGCTTTTGAGCGAGAGACGAGACTATTCCAAAGCTCACTGATGAGACAGGTGGATCGTATCGCTGAGAATACGGACTTCCTCCGAGAACTTTCGAGCATTAAGAGTGACATTTTCAGGCTACGGCAAGAGGGCGTAAGGATTAAGAGGTAAGACAATGGAACGGAATAAGAGCTACATAATAAGTGATGCAGGCATGGTTGCCGAGCTATCAAGCCACGGTATCTATTTCGCACGTGGTGGCGTAGCGGAGCTATTTACACTCCCCCTCTTAGATGACCCAATTACCAATGACTGGCAGGAAGAGGATGGGCTGGAGGTGGATGTCAAGAGCTTAACGACTAAAGTCTCATCGATAGAGCTTCGAATGGTGGTCTTTGGGAAGACACGAATGGAGTATGGTAGCGGTTTGAATGCTTTTCGAGAGTTAATCAAAAGTAATGAGGTGAGAATCAAGCCCGCTTACTTTGAGAATGACCAGATCTATAAGCTCACAGATATAACTATCGAGGGTATCACGAGCCATGGTGGTTTGTACACATCGGGTGCAAAGTGGGCAGAGGTGACGATCGGTGCGAGGCTTTCCGAATGGTCGGAGGTCACTTTGCCCCTTGTCACACCATCGTCTCTGACAAGGGTCTCTATCGATGGGCGTGACTTGGCAGCTTATGGCGTACAAATTCAGGAGGCTTACAATACTTTGCTACAGCCAGCAAGCTACAAGGAGCGAACTCTGATGCGTATGAGCAAGGAGTTGGCTCTACAGTGCATCGTAATTGCTGATAGTTACAAGATTATTGCAGGGCGACTGTGCACTCTATCTCAAGCGATAATGAGGAAGATCATAACCATGAAGCATGGTGGTGGAGAGGGACAGTGCTATTACACCTCAATGAAGGATCTAAGGGAGATACCGATGAATGGTAGGCGTGCCATCACCTTTGCACTTAACTTCAAGACAATATAAATATGGAAAGTAAACAAAAGAATAAGACCGGGACAAAGCAACCTATACTCCAGAGTATCGTGGTAAAGGCACCAAGCCGTCGTCCTTGGGATGTAGGCGACTGGCGAAGTGCCCTTAGGAGTGCGGACTATGGTAATGCTCGGATGCTATACGACCTATATGAGGATATGCTCATCGACGGGGTGCTATCGGATGCGGTTGATAAGCGTAGGGATGCCGTGCTTAATTCGCCACTCGTATTTGTGGACGCCAAGGGGCGTGAGGTGGACTTGGTAAGTGACCTAATGGGCTCAGAGGACTGGGAAGATTTGATTACCACCATACTGGATGCTCGCTTCTATGGGCGGAGTGGTTTTGAGCTGCTGATGGATAGCGATGGGCTTAGGGTGGAGACAATTTCACCTAAGCACATCAATCTGCGTGGCAAAAAGATCATCCTTGACCTTGCTTCGCCCGATAAGGGCATAAGCTATGAGGGCGAGTCATCTTTGGTCGTGCTGGGTAAGGACAGAGACCACGGGCTTCTCCTGAAGGCAATGCCTTATGCAATTTATAAGCGTGGCGGATTTGGGGACTGGAGTCAGTGGATTGAGCTTTTTGGGATGCCACAGCGAATAGGCAAGTACAATACTTATGACCCTGAGAGTAAGAGGTTACTCGAGCGTGCGATGGAAGAGATGGGTTCAGCTCCTTATTTCGTCATTCCCGAAGGTACAACCATTGACATACGAGACACCAATCAAGGGAGTGGTACTAGCTTCAATGAATTTAGGCAGGCTTGCAACGAGGAGATCCTCGTGAGTATCATCGGTCAAACGCTTACAACGCTCTCGGGCGAGAGGGGAGCAAGGTCGCTGGGCGAAGTGCATAAGGGCGTAGAGGAGAGTAAGAATAAGAGGGACATGAGGTTTACACAAAGATCGCTCAATACCCGTGTGCTACCATTCCTAGAAGCGAGAGGGGTGCGTGGCATCCAAGGTGGTCGCTTCTTATTCCCAGAGGATGTAGAGAGCATCTCGGTCTCCGATGTGGTGCAACTCTCATCGATCCTACCAATCCCAAGTTATTATTTATACGATAAGTACGGTATCCCTGCTCCTGATGGTGATGAGGAAGTGGCAGGTGCCAAAGCTAAGAGTCGGGAGCTCGAGGCTGAGACTCCTTTAGAAAGCAAAAAAGACAAGGTGGAGAATAGCGACCCTTTTCTCCCAGCTCCACGGATGGAAGCCGTAGCCGTGGAGCCACAGATGAGCTGGTGGCAGAAATTGATCAGCTCTATTACGGCACTGATCAAAGCAAGGGATAAGGGCTATTCTATAGACCTCTCGAAGCTCATCCAAGAGGCTTTCGATGAGGTTTATAGAGGTGAACTTGAGCTGAGTCCCAGTCTTTTCAAAATCCAGAATGACGCACTCCAGCAAGCTATAGATGTGGCAATGGGTGAACCTGAATTTGGTCGTAAGAATGGGGCTTTTATTGAGCAATTTAGGTATAACACCGCTGTCTTTGCCGCCTTTAAGGCTCATGGGGAGACGAGGGCTTTTGTAGAGTTACTGATCAAACCAGATGGCTCTCTAAGAAGCTTTAGAGAATTTAAGAAGCTCGCACTCCGCATCTCACCCAAGTGGAATGAGAAGTGGCTACGTACGGAGTACAATACCGCCGTGAGGGCGGCAAGAGCAGCGGTGAAATATCGAGATGCTCTTCGCACCAAGCACCTATACCCTAATCTTAAGTACCTCATGAGTACCGCAAAAGATAAGCGTGAAGATCACCTGGCGTTCGTGGGAACGGTGCTGCCGATTGAAGATCCTTGGTGGGACGACCATTTACCTCCGAGCGAATGGGAGTGCAAGTGTGGCGTAGAGGTCACAGATGAGCCAGTAACCAAGCGACCAATGGACACAGGTATCAAACCTACTTTCCGCAATAATGCAGGCAAGACGGCTCAGTTTGTCAAGCTCTCAGAGCACCCATATCTCAAAAATCAGGGACACGCTACCTGCCCTGAGTGTCGTCGTATGGGCTTAACTGAGAACATCGGTAACATCGATGAGGATAGCCAGCTCTGCCCTATGCACCGTATGGCGAGAGAAGAGAGGCGAAGAAAGAGCAAAGAAGCTCTCCTAAAGTGGAGAGAGACACTCCCAAAGAAAGTGGGTATTGATATACCTACTCAGTTACCTTATCTGCCCAGCCTACATATCTCACGAGCCAGCATCAAGAGTACACTATCCAAGTACCACTCGGAGTCGTGGAAGAGAAACAATGCCCTCATCAATATGGAGGATACCCTAAAGAATGCGACATACGCAGGATGGGCACCTGATGAGATACTCCCAAATGGAGCAAAGAAACACCCACAGGTGGATTATTGGCTTTATTATAAAATAGATTGTGGGTATATCAATGTAAAGCGGATGGATGATGGCAAGCTCGCATATTACTGCATTGAGGAAGAAGAGAATCCTGCAATGAGAAGAGGAGCTCCAAACCATTGACTCGATCCAGTAACAACTGGGGAGTGTGGTTTGAAACCCCTCTTTGTACGACAAAGATAAGTAAACTATTTAAGATGAGCAAACTATGAAGATTGAGGACTTTGCGAAAGCATTCCCAGCTAAAGTTGAAGAAATCAGAGCCTTTACCGAGGGGAGTGACATTAAGGATATCATGGGAGTTGAGGCTGTCAATCACTTTAGAAAAAGCTTTGACAATGAAGGGTTCACGGACGAGATACTCAATCCTTGGAAGGAGGTAGAGAGACGAAAGCCTGAAAGTCCTTGGTATGGTCATTCTGGTCAAACGGGACGGTTCTCACCTGAAAGAACTACAGCCCCGATACTGACGGGTGAAACTGGCGAACTGAAAGCTGCAACTAGGTATAAGTATATTCCAGGAGGAGTTCGGATTTCCAATGAGAAGCCTTATGCTGCAGTACATCAGTTTGGTCTCCCAGCTAAGATTTATGGCAAAAAGTCATTCACTATGCCTGCGAGACCATTCATAGGAAAGAGTAAAGCACTGGTTCGTAAGATTGAAGATAAAATAAAGAGACAACTAATAGACATTATTAAGCGATGAAGACGATATACACAGCAATTATTAAGAGGCTTCAGACTGAGCTAACTCAAGTCAAATGGATAGACCTCAATACGGGTCAACTGGAAGTGCCATTTACTGACAAGAGACGACCTCCAGTCGCTTTTCCTTGCATTCTAGTGGACATCACTATAGATAGAGCTACAGCACTAACTGACACGCTTCAGGAGTGTCAGGCGACCATAACATTGACAATTGCAGATGATCGCCCCGCTCGCACTAGTGCGAATACAAAGCCAGCTCCATCGCTTGATGAGTACGATATGATTGCACAGATATACTCCGCTCTACAAGGCTATACTGGGAAGAGTGAGGACTTCTCACCACTCAATCGTACAAGGCAAGAGCGACTACGAAGCAGTGCGGGACTATTCCTCTACCGCTTGAACTTCAATACCTCTTTTTTAGACATCTCTAACCAATCATCGTAAGCCATTCGAACACCCTTCGAATACCAATCAAAGAAGCCGTCAAGCACTTATAAAGTACCTGATGGCTTCCTCTTATATTCATCAAAACGCTCATCAAAAAGGCTGCGTGTGTGTCTCCCCCACCGAACCAAATGTTTTACACCTCAAATGTTAAAGACGAACCAAACGTTTTCATCTCAGCGAACCAAACGTTTTTGCGATTATATGTTTTTCAAAAAAAAGTATTACGCCACAAAAGTAAGGAAATTATTTCGGATCTTACCTATCGAATCTAAACCCTTGATTCCGCACCTGCAAAATCAATCGTGGGCT